TAAGAAGCCTTCAAACGCCACAAAAGTAGTGGTTTTCGCGCTGCAAGCAAAAAAAGAGCCACCTTTTCACAAAAATCACAAAAAAAATTTGCCACTTCAAAAAACAGCAGTACCTTTGCCGTGCTTTTTAGGAAAGCAGTTTGACATCTTTTTTTCAGTCAAACCTTGGAGAGATGGGTGAGTGGCTGAAACCAACAGTTTGCTAAACTGTCGTACTCGTAAGGGTACCGGGGGTTCGAATCCCCCTTTCTCCGCAAGTGAGGTGAGACAAGGGCTCACCTCTATTTTTTGAAAAAGAACCGACCGGAAATCGACCAGAAAAATTGCGAGGTCGGTTCTGCTTCAAAAAACACCGAAAAGATGGCATTGTTCAACAGGTGGTTTTTCAAGCGGTGTGCAAACAGCGCGACAAAAATCACCAAAAAAAAATGTCCGCACGTACAAAAAAAGACATAGCTACACCGGCGAGGGTCGGTGTGGATATGGCAAGAAAGAGAGAGAGCACACCGCTCATCGGCAGTGTGCACACAACTTCCAAAGCAATCAAAAAAGGAAGACCGGCAGGATCTGCAACTCCTGTTGCTTTACTCCCCAGATACAAACCCGCTATCGTAAACGAGACTGCCGCCCACGGCGTCCACGTTCTGTACGCCGTGCTCGACACGAGTACCGGCGAATACAAGCGTTACCGGATCATGCTGAACAAACAGTCGAAGTATTACCCGGGCAAACGGCAGTTCCGAGAGTTTGCGCAGAGCGTAGCAACGCAACTGAACGTGAAATTAGCCGGCGGATGGACTCCGCTCGGAGAGAATAACAGCAGCCGCTTCTACACACCCATTGAGGAAGTGATGACCAAGTACCTTCACGACCGGCAGAAGGAGGTGCGTCACGCTACCTTTTTGAGCTATAACAGCACATGCAACATTCTGACGGAATGGGTGAATACTCATATCAAGGGCTGCCGCGCGATAGACTTCAACCGAGTGCATGCCCTTGAATTCATGGCATACCTGAGCGATGAGCGAGGGGTCAGCAACAAGACCTACAACAACTATCTCAAGCAGCTGCGACTGTTGTTCGAGTGGATGATCTGCCACTGCTATTGCAAGGAAGACCCGTTCAAGACCATCAAAGCCCGCAAGAAAGAAATAAAGAAGCGCACGACGATAGAGCAGGACCGCCGCGCGGATATCCAGCGGTATCTGGAGCAGCGTGATCCGGCGTTCCTTATCTTCGTGGAGTTGGTTTTCTTCGCATTGATGAGGCCGATGGAGATACGTAGGTGCAAGATTGAGCAGATAAAACTACAGGAGCATTATATCTATATCCCTGCGGACCAAGCCAAGTGCTGGAAGGAGCGTCATGCGCCGCTGTCCGACGAACTGGTGCAGCGGATCCGCAAGTACCTCGACAGCCACCCGCACAAGAGCGGAGACTACCTCTTTAGCTCTTGGTTCCGTCCCGGAAGCATACAGACCAGCCACAAGGCGGTATGGAAACGATGGGACAAGGTACGTACCGCGCTGAAATTAGAGGAAGGTCAGACCGTCTATTCCCTGCGGGACAGCGGTATCGTAGATATGCTGCACGCCGGGGTAGACGATCTGACTGTCATGCATGCGGCGGGACATCACGACCTAAGTATTACTTCTGTGTATGCCGACCATGTGGACAAGGCCATGATAGAACGTGTCCGCGAGGGACAAGTGGATTTCGGTCAACCTACTATCTCATAGAACTCGCCTTCGATGAGTTCGGACATGCCGGAGGTGGTGAAGTGGGCTGTAAGTCGGAGACAGGCGTATCGTTTGCCTTTGATGACATAGATAGCCGTGGCGGATGGTAGGGGGGACGCAAGGAACTTGTACCGGTAGAGCTTCGTTTCGTCCACTTTGGGGAGAGAAGCGTTCGCCTGGATATCACTATCAACAGGTGAAAGGGTGTGTGCATATTCCTTTATTCGTCTTGAGTAAGGATAAGGCTCTGAATCTCCACCAGGTGTTACAGTCCCAGCAATAAATTCCACCTTCCTCGTATTAATTTTATTCCCTTGATCCTCAGTATTACCGTCGCAGAGCACACACCAAAGCTTATCATAATACTTTACCGTATCCTTCTCACCATCTTTCAACAAGTCGAGAGAAGGAGTAACCGGAACCTGATCGTTATTGTAAAACTCGATTTTCGAATCATACACGGCTTCTACGACTGCATACTTCACGGCTATCTTCGAACCAAAACCATCTGGAATCATTTTAATCTCAGTTGGGCAAGGGACAATACCAAGTTCTGTCCCTTCTCGATAATCGCCATACTGATTGAGACATTCCATAATACAGGTCAATGTATCCGGAATTGGTCCATCGTTTCCCTCCACAAACTCCTCTTTTTTCACTTTCACAATGGCGTACACCCCTTTGTCTTCCACATTATATATCTGGTAATCGTTCTCAAAAAAATTAATCCCCTCCCAAATACCGGATGCAGCCTTAATCAGCATATTAGCGATTTCGGTAGATGTAGTATCTGTTACATTATAGTAATACCAGGGTAGGTTCACAAACCATGGGCACATATTGACGTTGTCCGGATTGCACACGCCCGGCAACTTAAGACCAACATTTCCCCTGTACTTTTCCTCTCCATCTTGAAATTCAATCTGATAATCATCTAATGGATTGATAGAGACAAAAGAAGATGACTGAGCCATTATATCCGCATAAGGTCTGAAGATAACCTCTCTTGATGCTTCCCGTACTTCGGCCACGCATCCGAAGAACAAACCTATTTCATACACAAATTGACGAACCGTCCAGTGTGGCAATGCTCTTTCCAAATCATAGTAACCATAAAGACCCCTTCGATCCACAATTCCGTATGTAACATTAACAAGCAATATGTCCCGATACATACCTATAGATTCAAGGGCAGCCACATTGAAAGAATAGCCCACTAATTCGGATACTAACTCAACCAACCTATATAAATATATATGCCGGCAGCGCGAGCGACCATAACCGGCTGCGTTGTACTCTGCCGGGATTCCCACGTCCTTAGTCGAATCCCAAACATCGATATCCTCCCATCCGTCTCCTTCCACCTCCTCAACCGATTCCTGCGTCTCGGCCGTTCCGTCGTAGGCTGAGAAGTCGAGATCATTCAGGTACACCTGCAACCCCGCTGAAGGGGAGTAGTTCTCCTGACTCATTCCCTCCAGGAACTGGGCTTTGACGGAGGCGTCGTTGACCTCCGTGATGATGAGGATGCCGGACTTATTGAAGGACTCCGTGGTGATCTGGCACGGGAACGTGACGGTGGAGACATCCACACCCTTCACATGCAGAGCACCAAAGATGAGGATGTTCTGCGGGCAGTCCTTCATCGGAAACTCAATCTCCAGAGAATAATCCTCCGCCTCCGTGAACAGCGGATTCTCCGAAACATATTCGAACGAGGAGCCTGCCTTCAGGACTGCCTCTTTGCCGTTAACTAAGATTTTCATTTTGCGGACTTGTTTTTCATCAGTTGTTCGTGTTTGCGTTGCTGGCGGAGGATGCCCTTATCGCCTGTCATGAGGGTGGCGGCATAGATACCGTTGTCGAGGGTTCGGTTCAGCCGGTCGATGGACTCGCCGACGGAAGCGCTTGCGTTAGTCGGTTGAAGCGCTTCGGTTGGAGAACTGATGCGCTCCGATGAAGAAACGGATGCGCTTGGACTAGGCTTCGAGAGCTGCCCGATGGTGTTGGTGCGCTGCGCCTGATCGAGCTGGGCGATGGTGGCTGCAGCGGTTGGGTTGGCAAGCAGTTCCTGCGAGGCTACCCACTCACCGGCATGGACGACACCGGCAGGTTCGTACTTGCCGCCCGGCTTGGTATAACCACCGGCAGCGTAGCCCTGTGCCATGGCGGCATCGTGCTGTTTCTTCATAGCTGCTATCTGTACACCGGTAGCTGCGAGTGACATAGCCAACATCATAGGTCCGAGGACGAGACCGGCAGGGAATCCGGCACCCACACCGGCGTTCCATGCGTTGATAGCAGCCAATGCGCCCTGTGCGATAGCGGAGAAGATATTCATCTTGAACTCCTTATCGGCAGCCTCGGTTTTAACCTTGGATATCTCTTTCTGTTTCTCTTCCTCCAGTTGCTCGACGACCTTTTGGTTATTCCCGGCAGCTGCTATCTCGGCATCGTACCGTTTCTCTATCTGCGCGGTCTGCAGAGATACTTCCGCTTCTATAAGATCCGTGACGGAAGAGAAGAGGTTTCCTATTCCGTCCGTAATAACTTGGAAGGCGCTCATGAACTTCTTTGCTCCTTCCGTTTGGAGGAAGCCGGTCATCTTCTCAAACGTAGCACGGGAACTGTTCTCGGTCTCCATGCCTATCTTGTCATTGTACTGCTTTGCCAGTTCAAAGCGTGCATTGTGATAGGCTTTATCAATCTCCAGCTGCGCAGCGGAACCCTCTTCCGCTTTGCTCCTTAGATGCTGATATAGCGCATCCAACTGCGCCAGCTGCTCCGCATAGCCATCGGAGTCAGTAACGCCCAACTCCTTGATATCGAAGAAAGCCTTCTGCAGCTGCTCCTGAATGCGCTTGGCATCGGCGGCGTGCTTCTGCTGAATGGCAGTACTGCGCTGCTGATATCGCTCCTCAGCCTTGAGGCGCTCCTTGGAACCTTCCTCGTAGGTGTTGGCGAGGTTCTTGAGGTGCTCCAACTCGGCTTGCTCGGTGGCGAGCTGGTAGGCTTTGGCGGACAGTTCCGAATCGGCATAGCGTTGATCGAGCACAGCCTTGACATCGGCATACCGCTTCTGCTCTGCTTCGACCGTCAGCCCAGTCTGCTGGTCCTGCAGTTTTTTCTCGGCGGCTAACATAGCAGCCTGCGCCTCCAGATACTCGGTGCTGCCCTTCTGATAGAGCGACATCTTCTGCCGGTTGAAGTTCACCTCTGCCTGTATCTGAGCGGTGGTGTACGCCTCGAAATCTTTCTCTCCCTGCAGATAGGCAACCTGATTGATCGCCAACTCTTTCTTCTTGGCCTTCTCCAGCTGCTTGAGCCGGTCTTTCGGATCATCCCCGCCACCACCAGACGGCGCAGTTGTCTCTGATGACGGGGATGGTGTCTGTGTTCCGGGGGCGGAAGCACCCAATAAACCACCGTCTTGGACCTTGCCTTTGATGGTCTCAATGGTGGACTGAATCTCCTCCAGTTCTTTCTTGGCTCCTTCCACATTCTCCGTCTTGACCCGGACAGCAACCGAATAGGAGTTCTCATAACCGCCGGTAGGACCTGCAGCACCCATTGAGGTACGCATCTGCACCTCTCCGGCATGGTCGGCAGCGTTCTGCTGGGCAACCGCCAATGCAGCCTCGCTGTCCGAAAGGTTCTGCTCTGCCTCCATCTTCCGCTTGTACAGTTCCGTCAGTTTCTCCTGATATACCTGCAACTGGATCTGTTTCTCCAGCGCAGCGGTGTAGTTATCGATAGCATCGGCATTGTCGTTTATCAGTTTGCCCTCATCCGTGAGGGAAGCATGGTAATCCGGCACGATAGACTTCAGTTCCTCCAATGCCTTACGCCGGGCATCGATAGACAGTTTCTCGTCATGCAGTGTGTCATTGAGCAAATCGATCTTCGACCGCTGCTCTGTATATTGCCGGTTGATCTCCTTCTGAGCGTCGGCGATGGTCTTATCCTGCAGGGACATCTCATTACGACGCTTAATAACCAACGCGAAAGCCGTACCCAGTCCGAGCAGTAACGCACCGATAGCGGCATAAGGGTTCGCAAGCAGCGCAGCATTGAACGACTTGACAGCTGCTATTCCTTTCTTTACACCGGTAGTGAAGGCAGTCCATGCCGATTGCATGTTAACCAGGGCGTAATACGCAACCAGCGAAGCCGTGGTAGCAATGATTATATCCCGGTACTCCTTGACGAACTGAATCACCTTCAGCATCACTCGCATGGTCATCGAGGTGGAGGATATCACCTTGGAGACGATAGGCATGAGTTCTTTTCCGAGCGTGACAGCCATCTCGGTGAAGCCCTTGCGTGCTTTCTCCAGACCGGCTTGGACGGTGGTGTTCTGCACCTCAAACTCTTTGTCGATAGAGACCGCCTCGCTGAATGCCACATTCGCGGCTTCCTGCTGTTGGCGCACCATATCGACATTGCCGGCAAGGGCAGCGAGTACCGCCGAGGCACGGGCACCTTTTTCTCCCATATCCGCAAAAACCGGAGCAAGAGAATCGATACCGCCGAGCTCATGGAGGCGTTCGAGGAGCATAAGCAAACCTTCGTTCGTCGATCGTTTGCATGTCTCCGCAAATTTCTCTACCTCCAGACCGGTAGCGGCTGCTATCTTCGCCGGGTCCTTAAACAGGTTCATGATCACCTTGGACAGTGCCGTAGCGGACATCTCCACCTTCTGGCCTTGGCTATCGAGCACCGCACCGAAGCCCATGATCTCCGGAATGGTCATGTGGGCCTGAGCACCGACACCGGCAAGACGTTGTGCAAACTCCGCAAGGTATGGTGCCGCGGCGGTGGAGTTCTGCGATAGCTCGTTGATGACCGAACCGACTGCCAACAGTGACCGCTCGGTACCGAGTGCTTGCTTATCGCCGAAGATGTCCGTCAGCTTCGAGAGCGTAAGTGTGGCACCTTCGCCAAGGTCATCGAGAGCGACGTTGATCTTATCGGCGGCTTTGACGAAGCCCAGCACATCCTCCTCTGACTGCAGACCGAGCCGACCGGCTTCCTGGGCGAGTTTGTTCAACTCCTCGCGGCTGGTGCGGGTATCCATCTTCTTGAAAGCATCGTTCAGATGGTTCACCTGCTCCTCGGTCATGCCGGTGTACTTGCGGACATTCGCCTCCTCCTGTTGCATCTCGGCATAGGTTGCGACGGCTTTCTTGCCGGCCATGACCACACCCGTCAGACCGGCAGCAGCACCGGCGGCCATAGCACCCCAGTTCTGGATGCCGTTCCTCATCCGGACGAGGAAGGACTCACTCTCTTTCATCTCGGCATTCACCTTGTCAATCTCCGCCTTGACTTGACGGATCTTCTGAATGTGTGCATCCCATGCCGGCGTACCGCGTTCGATGGTCTTCAGTTCGTTCTGCAGATGCTTGAGTGCCCGGTTTAGATCCACAGGGGCAGCCTTATTGAGTTGTGCCATGGTACGCTCGACGGCTTTGGTGCCGGACTCCATCTGCCGGAGCTCGCGGTTTGTCTCGTTGATGCGCTTCTGCACCTTCTTGGCAAACTCCTTATTACCGGCATTGGCGGCTTTGACCCAAGCCTCCTCCAAATCCTTCAGTTTCTTCTTGACTTCATCGAGAGAGGTCTTTGCCTTCTCGTTGTTCACGTTAAATTCAACGTCTGTTTGATTGATATCTGCCATATCGCATAAATTTTTGCGCAGAGATACGATGAAACGCACGGTCGCACAAAAGACAACAAAAAAGGCAGAGGCGTTAACCTTGCTTTCTCCGTCTTTGGAGAGGCACGTTGGCGGTAATTGACATCGGCCTTGTTGTCAGTGCTTTTGGTTGGCGTGCCGTTCTAACACAAGTGTGCGTATTCGGCTTTAGCATCGAAGGACGGGCAGGACTTATTGGCAAAGTCACGGTGGCCGTAGATAGTCACGCCTGGGTATTTCGCTACGAGGTACTTGAGCAGCAGCTCCAGTGAGGTCTTCTGCGCGTCCGTCCTCGTGTCCTTCGGCTGCATCTTAGCATCACAGCCGCCTATATAGCACACTCCGATGCTGTCGGCGTTGTGCCCGGTGCAATGCGCTCCGGCTTTCTCGACAGGACGCCCCAGCTCGATGGTCCCGTCCAGATCCACCACGTAATGATATCCGATATCACTCCAGCCACGCTCCCCGGTGTGCCAGCGTTTGATATCTGCAGCACGGTCATCGCGTCCTTCCGGAGTATCGGCGCAATGAACGATGATCTTCTTGATTGCTCTCATAAATTCAATATTTTAGTCATTGTTACTTTAGTCGAGTCTATTCCTTCAACAACCACTACAAACCCTTTCCGCTCATACCAGTCCCTAACCCATGACTTCCATTCAACCGATAAAGACAAAGCACTACAGTTCCATCGCCTTGCCTCCCTCTCTGCATGAGCCAATAACTCGTTGCCATGTCCCTCGTTCCTATGGTTCTCAGTGACAATCAAGGTAGACAGCCAAGCGGCATTTGATTTGTACCGAGGCTCACAAAGTGTAAGTCTATACATACCGATGTTTGAATAATAGAACAAGTCCAAACAACCATCTGATCTATAAACAATCGGTAAGGACATTATTTTCTGATCCATAAATATACGATTATTAAGATTTTTTTGCGTCCGGCAAGACAAACCTCGAGATATCGTCTGCCTAAAGTTTACTATTATTAAGATTTCGGGTCAGAACAGGACATCCGACCGAAAGGATTCTTGACGATGTGATTGTCCTTTGAACAATAAGGTATCCCTTCCTGTGAAAGCCGGAACCGGATACACTCCTCACACCTGTAAATTAGTGGTACACTCATAAGAACGGTATAAATTTACGTGCAACAATGATATACGGAGCGGTGACGGGGTACTTCTCCATGATCCACGCCGCGACCTTCAGTAATAACCAGATGGCCGTTATCCAGAACCACCACGAGCAGAACCGGTCATAGCCGGTGCGCGACTTCTCCACCACCTTCCGGTACTCGGACTGCAGGGTGTTGTACCGGTCGGCTATGCTGTCGGCGGAATGCTTGTAGTCGGAAGCCAGCGCACGGTAGTAGTTCGTGCTGTCCCGTTGCTCATGGTGCGTGTCGGACTGCTGCACACCGGCTACGTTGGTCGCCTCGCCGGTCTTGCTGTTGTAGGTGCCGCCGCCCTGGGCGAACTGGATGAATAGGCCGGAACTGTCGCGGACGGTGACATGGTGCTCGATGATGTTCACGCTGTCCCGGATGTGCCACCGGATGCTGTCCTGCCAACGGATAGCCACCGAGTCGCGGATGTTGACATTGTCCGTCAGACTGCCGGGCGTCTTGCAGCCGTGGAAGACCAGGCAGAGGACGATGGTCAGAACAATGGCTATGAGGTACGCAAAGAACTGCGTCCGGCAGCCGCTGGTGTCTCGATATCCTTCCATAGCTACTTCGATTTATAGTACTCGGTGGTGGCACCGCAACAATGTTTCGCCTTCTTGCCGGAGCCGCAAGGGCACGGGTCGTTCGGGCGGATCTTCTTGGCTACGATAGGCGTACTGCCGGAGCTGTACACCGTTACCTTGTGGTTTCTCAATGTGTCATGCATATCTATTCCTCCTTATTAGTTGGTTCCGGTTCGGGGTGGGCCTCGTGCCACGCAGCCAATATCTCTTGCGCTTGGTAGGGGAGAATATCACAATACTCGTCCGGCTGAGCATTGAATACGCGATTCGGGAACTGTGGCGAATCATCTCTTGCGGCTAACTGTGCCTTCAAATCGTTCCAATCGGCTAAGATGTTAATGGGTCTCAGCCCCTCAGGAATCCAACAGAGTACGAATCCCTCTGCGGCCTTGTAATTTACTGTTGTTGTCATGTCGGGAATATATTTTTGTTAGTATCTTGCACTTTCCAGTTTTTGGTGTTGATGATGTCCTTAATCTCATCACAAATGGGGTCTGCTCCTTCAATCACAGCGGAGAAGACGGCGGCAGAGAGGGTCAGGGTGAGTTGGGATTGTCCTGCCCGATTGGCAAGCTTCTTGGCGATGTAGTTGCGGAAGTTCTGGAGGAATTGCTGGAGGTTGGTCTGAGCCATTGAGCCTTCCTCAATCAAGTCCGTGCGGCTTGCGTCAAGGGCATTGGTCGGGGACCAGTCATTCATAAATAGACTACAAGCAGCACCACCTATCTCCAAATGAACAAGGTCAGTACTCGTCGTATTAAATAGTCCTTTGTCGTTTCTCGTAGTCAGCACTCCACCTATAATGAACTTGCGCAGTTTCGGAGCGACTATGAAATTATAAACAGCATTCGCATTGTTACTGTTCGTATCTCCCTCAATAGCCGTAATCAGTTCCAAACATTCGGGGGCATTGGCAAGGCATTGCGTTCCCGTTCCTTTCCCCAAATAACCCGAACACGCTGTACGGATGTCTTTCAGATTCTCCACCAATAAACGCTTGCAATTAGGAAGATTGCCGAGAGCAGGTGCGCCATACGCGTCATTCGAGCCGTCGCTTGTTGTATTATAGATTCGGCGTAAGGAAGGGAGATGCACAACTTCACTTTTGATACCAGATACCAACCGTTGATAATAATACGCATACATGTATGCATTATCTTTCTTCACACCGATATATTCCAAATCGGGAGCGTCCAACTCATCAAGCATCTTATTGATGAATGTCGTTTGTCCGCCTGCATTCTGTTCAACGCTTCGGATATGTGTTGTTACCTTGCTTACGTTCGGGAAGGTAGAGATAGGCACACTAACACCAAAAGCATCCCACGTATTTTCATCTACAAGTTCCGTCACCGATGCCTTTGCGGTTGGTTCGGTTAGTAGGTGCAGAAGTGATATACCATCCGGCTCACCACCGCCGTTGCTTATTTTCCGATCGGAGAGGAGCAGGGGAGCGGAGGGGAGGTCGGAGAGTTGGTCAAGGCGGGAGGGGATGCTGTAGGTAGCGTTGCCTTGCAAGCGAGTGATATAGTGCTGCCACATGTCGGCGAGCGAACGGATGGTGCCTGTGCCAAACGGGAAACGCCACAAGCGACGCAACAGCAGAATCAGGTTCGCCTTCATTTGACGGACAGACGAGGCGAAGGTGTACGGCTTGTGTTGCTCTACGACCTCGGCATAGCCGTCATAGCCGGCTTGGGCAAGGGCTTGCTGTTTGAGCAGGTCGAGGGCTTCGGCGACCAGCGAGCCGAATTGCGGGTCTTGCGGCAGTGCAGACACCTCGGCAAGGACATCCTCGCCACGGCAGGTCTCGATATTTCTTTCAATTTCATTCATAAGCTTTCAAGTTTTGGGAGCTACGGCTCAGCCAAGAGCCGTAACCCGATTAGTGGCGGCGACGGTAAGAATAGCAATTATGGCCTGGAGGACAGGAGCTGCCTTTCCACATGCGGCAAGCCCAGCACCATCCAATCCAATATGTACAATCCTTACACATTACCCAAGCATTCCGTCATCGGCACCGCCGCCCTGAGAGCCGCCTCCGCCGTTGCCGCCTTGGTTCTTAACGGGTCTGTATTGAAGTTCCATTTTGTTCACCTTGTGCGGAAGGATTTGTTGTTAAGCCGCACCTGTTTGTGTTGTTGTGTTATAGGTAGAACGCATCGGGTGTCCAAGGATTAGGGGGTTAGGGGGTGGGATATACGATGTCGGGGATGGTGAATTGTCCATTGGCTGCACCATTATAGTAAAATAGTGTCGCTCCATCCACTCCGATCGCCTCTAAGTCCAACATACAATTTATCACATTGTCACCATCCTTCTTTTTGAACGGGACAAAGTGTTTCTTATCTCCGTTACTCCTCTCAATTTCCGCATAAGCAATGTGTGTAGGCTTTGCATTAAGTACAGAAGTTTGCCCTGTTGCGTATGCGAACAATATCAGAGGCTTTGCCGATTTTCTCGATACCGGGTTGAATGTCGTCGAATAATCCATTTGCCTTGTCGTATGGTCATACACCGAATACGATCCGAGTATATTATCCATTATCATTGTATAGTCGTGGTCGGTATATGCCGTGACATTTGTATTGACATCGTAGTAGTTGTAAGCATAATAGTGCTTGCCTGCTATTATTCCGACATAGAATGATCCACCTACCGCACCTGCTCCACATAGAGTGATGTCCTGTTGCATATTCGATGCCCGTACTGTCATCTTTAGATTATGTCCATCATTAAGCAAGAATCCTGTATTTATCCAAGCGGTTCCGTCCCCGTTCAAAGTCCTTATCGGCATAGTCACACCCTCGACGCTGAGTCCGAGGCTGCAAACCATCATCGGGTCTTCGTTGATGAACGCCGCCAGAGCCTGCGCCTTGGTCGGATCGGTCGCCGCGATGCCGTTCAGATAGGCGTTCGTCGCCTTAATCACCGCCCATCCATCACCACCAAACGCACCGACGATGGCTGCTTGGATCGCTTTCGTCAGCCACTTAAACCACGACGGACCCAATCCCCCGAACACCACCTGTGCGCCGCGGATCATGTTCGTCAGCCGCACCGCGCCGCCGCCTTCCGAGGCACGCCGAGCATAGACCATCTCGCTAATCTGTTTTCTTCCGTGGATAATCATAATCAGTTCATATAGTTAGTTCCTTCAACCACTTGCAACGGGTCGTCGAATCCCGTCAGATTGACGAAGCCTTTGGTCGGTAGCGACACCGCCGTCACCGTCACCTGCTGCCCGTCCTGATAGACGTCGCTGCCCTCCTGAAGGTCGTCGTAGTCCCGCCTGTCGCCGTACACGACATTGCTGTCCGAGACATGCCCCTCCTCATCGAGCAGTCCGAACTGATAGACGAACCCGGTGGCAGGTGCCTCGGATGGCTCGACCTCGCCGATGTAACGGTACTTGACCGCGTTATCACCTGTTCCGATGGTCAGGTCGTGCGTATTGAAAAAGTCGAGAATCGTCTGCACGTTCTCCTCTGTCCCCACGTACACAATTACCACATGGTTGATGACCCAAGCGACTGCGGCTTTGATTTTGTCGAAGATATACACGCCGAACCATGCGGCTTGCACCTTGAAGAGTGCCTCTGTAAAAATCTTAGTTATGTTCATAGGATTACGAATTAGTAGAGTGAATAATCTCGTTCGTTTGTGCGGTGATGGCTTGTGCTCTGGTCATATACACACCGCTTCCTTCGGGGTACTCGACAGTCTCGTTAAGGTCGATGTCAAGGGTTCCCATGATGTACTCCATCGTGTCAGTAACGTCCTGTTCCGCCATCGGCTGATATTCCTCCGGCAGCGCCTCGGGCAGCCCAAAGAACTCAGCTAACATTTCGTCATACCCCCCTGCCGCGTCGTCGGAATAAGCCTTGATGAGCAGATCGCCGGCGATGGACGGGTGTCCCGGTTTGAGAGGGATGAACATGCGGTCTGTGGTCACTTGCCCATAGGACACGCTTGCGATGGCATTGGCGATAGGCGAGTGAACGGGCTTGCCGGTGGTCTTGTTGATGATAGCGAGGATGTTCTTCGCCTCCAGCCCTGTAGGGGCGTTGAAGACCTGTATCATGTCTCCTTCCGCCACATTGTCGATTTGGAAAATATACTCTTTCATATCTCTGTTCCTTTCTGTTTCGGTTCGTTTGTTTCGGCTTGTTTGGTTACAATACCCATCCTACCACCGCCCAGTCCTTTGCTTCTTGGACGTTCTTGCCTTGGTCGATGTTATTCTGTTCCTGTGTCTGCTCAGATGGCGCATCGTCCACCTCGCTCGACGGATGCCGGTGCTGCTTCTGTGCGTAGCGCTCATCGGCTTTCGGTTGCCAGTACTCATAACGGATATAATCGCCGTCCTGATAGGCTTCCTGTCCCTCGATAACCACCCATGCCAGCGCAGCACTCAACTCCACTTGCACCTCGAAATGGTTAGCTGCTGACGGAGCGGATGTTGTGTCCTTGGTACTGATTGCCGGGACAGCGGACTGCGAACCGATGAGGTACTTGGCTCCGTTATTGCAAGTGACGATGAACGCCGCACGCTTGGAGCTGAACTTCGTGCAGGTAACGAACGACAGCGTGACCTTCTGGTTACTGCCGTTGTTCTCGTTACTGTCCGACAGGTCCAACTGCGGCTCGCCGATTATAGACAGACCGGTGAAGGGGATACCCACCACCGATATTGCAATGCCCGCCAAGGCTTGCGGCTCGAACGTGTCCGGAACGCTTGTCACCGGACACCATGCTATAGATTTAACTCCCGGTATTCTCATTTTTACCTTTCTTATGCGATTTATACTCCTTCCAATAGAGCCGTTGCCATGTCTGCTTGATAGCCAAGGCGTTCGTCTCCGTGTTCTCGATGCCGTGCAGATCCATGAATGCCTCAATGACCTGTGTGAAGGTCGTAGAACCTCCCTGCTGAATGACCCGCGAGGTGAAGAGCATCTTGTTGATGAACTTCGTGAGCTCAAGGCGGAAGTGATTGCGCACCGTCGCTTCGAGCAGACTCTGCGACTGCGGACGAAGATAATTGTAGGTCTCCGGGGGTCGGTTCAGGAAGTACGGAATCTCGATGCAGATAGTTGCATCCTGTGGAGGCGCAGCGGGTACTATATCCGGCTGCTTGGTGATGCACAGTTCCAAGATATTACGCTCCGCCGAACCGCGAAGCGTCTGCACCGGTTCCAGTTCCGACACCTCCACATCGCAGTTATACATATACGACGGCAACGTCTCGTCCTCGATGTGACGGAGACGATACATCTCATGGGCATACCACTGGGCAAGGTACTTCGGCCATGTCAGATACAGATAACAACGGTTCTGCTTTTTCATACTGCAAAGATACGGCTTTTTCTTGTAGATAACAAGGATTTACGGGTCAGGTTTTAGACTCATCATCGAGTCATCCCAAGCGAACGCTAAATCCAGCTGCAGAGCCTTCTGAGACTCGCAGTGATTGAGCACTCCTTCGATTAGTACACGCTCAATGGGAGTCACTGAGTCGTCAGCCAGTTTGTTATAAACTGTCTGCTTGGACCAGCAGCCCCATTTGAGGAACAGGCGAAGTGCCTTTTTCTTCAACTTGACAGGCAGAGCGTCATAACGCTCACGATAATTTGAAACACTAAACATAACAACCAACAATCAATAGAAGGTGATTGGGTTGTCGTCTGAATGGCGGGAGCAAAGATACGATTTTCTTCTGTAGAAAAAAAAGCGCCACAAAAAGTGACGCTTTTCTGCATTATATCGTGAAAATCACGCAATAGAAGGTGTTAATCCTGCTCTTTTGTGACAGGAACGAGCTCCAGAGTGAGCGAGAAAGCTTCCTGATCAATACTGTCGAAGGTGGCAGTAATGAGTACTCTTCCGGAAGGATCACCGGCGACGGAATAACCTTTGCACGGACGGTCGTTGTTCTGCACAGCGGCGGTGAGTTCTGAAAGGAAATCACGCAAACCCATATTCGTCAATGGGATGCTCGGTACACGGATCAT